ATTCCACCGTCTTGCCCTCATAGCTCACCCGGGCCACGCCGGAGGCGCGCGCAGCCGTCAGAGCATCGCGGCGGGTTTGCAACTCCGTCAGTGTTGCCATCGATCATCCCATGTAGTTCGAGCGCACGGTTCGGCGCCGCGGTGCCTGGCGGCTCAGGCGTTTCGGTGTCCCAGCCGTTCCAGGCTCGTCGGTTCCCATCGCCACCTGCCGCTCCAGTTCCGCCCACTGCGCTTCGCTCCACCGATCCGCCCCGGCAATCCAGGCCGCCGCGCGGGCATAGACGCGGGCGTCCAGCGCCTCGTTGCGCTCGCGCATCTTCTGCCATTCGAGCTTCGCAAAGCCGCGCTTGTTCTTCACCGTCACCAGCTGCTCGGCGACGAGCTGCTTGAGCCACTCGCTGTCCACCCAGCCCGGCAGATGCACCGTGCCGGGCGGGTGTTCAGCCCCGGCCACGATCTCTTCCGTCGTTGGCCGCTCCTGCCTGAGAAAGCGGTAGGTCTCGGCCTTGAAGGTCGAGACCGCCACGGTCCACAGCCGCGCGCCCCGGCGCAGGCGCTTGCCCCCGACAGTGGCATCCACATAGGTCGGCCCCGTCACCGGAGCCGCCCGATTGAAGCCCTCGACGCCCTTCACCGGTGCCACCTGTCCGAAGCCCACCTGCCGCGCCCAGGCATAGACGGCGCTGGTCTCGTAGCCCGTGTCGATGGCGAGACGGGCAATGGTCAGGTGCGTGCCGCTCGCATGGCTCCATGTCCGGCCCAGAAGCTCCGTGAGCCTTGCCCAGCACGCCGGATCGGCCGGGCCGCCCTCGATCACCACATGGTCGATCAGCCAGCTTTCCAGCCCACGGCCCCAGGCCCAGACATCGACCTCGATGCGGTCCTTCTGCACATCGGCCCCGGCGGTCAGGAATAATGCGCGTTTCGGCACCGTGCCCGCCGGCCAGTCCTCCTTGAGCCCCGCCAGCCGCTGCCAGTCGGGCGCATCCCCCGTCTCCACCCAGGTCTCGCCCAGCGAGGTGTTGACGAAGGTCTTCATCGCCTCGTCGCCACCGGCGCGCGCCGAGAGAAACGCCTTCACCATCGCCTCGAGCCGGACCCAGGGCGAGTAGATCTCGTTGAGGTGGAACCCGGCAATACCGGCAAAGGGCCGCCGCGCACGCCATTCGCCCTTGCCGACGGCCGCCCATCTTGCCTGGTCGTCCCACTTCGCCGCGCAACGGATGCATTCATACCGCGCCGTCTCAGGGCGGTGTTCGCCGGTGTCCGCCTTGTCCCATTTGACCTGCCCCCAGACCAGCACCTGGGATTCACCACAGTCCGGGCACGGCACCCAGTATTGCCGCTGGTCGCTTTCCTCATAGGCCGTCTCGATCCGGCTCGCGCCCTTGTTGGTCGGCGTCGAGACCAGCACGATCTTGCGGTTCCAGAAGGTGACCGTCCGCTTCTTCGCCAGGTTCACCGGATCGCCCTCGGCACCCGCGCTGAACGGGTAGCGGTCGACCTCGTCGCAGAGCAAGAGCCGGATCGGGCGGCTCGCGAGCCCCGAGGGCGCATTCGCCCCGACGATCGTCAGATGCCCGCCCGGAAAGCGCTTGTGCAGGATCTTGTTGTTGCCGTCGCGCGACTTCGGATCGGCGATCTTGTCTCTCAGGCAGGGCGTGTCGCGCGCCATCGGCGAGAAGCGGTCCTTCGACCAGGTCTCGGCATCGCGTTCGGTCGGCATCACCACCATGATCGGTGCCGGGTCCTGGTCGATGTGGTAGCCGACGGCACAGAGTTGGGTTTCGGTCTTGCCCGTCTGAGCACTTGACATCACCACAACTGTCTCCACCCGCGCATCCGAGATCGCATCCATGATCCCGCGTTGGTATTCCGCCCTGGAGGTCCGCCAACGTCCGGGTTCGGCGCTTGCTTCCGAGCTCAGCCTCCGGTTGGCATCCGCCCAGTCACTGATTGTCATCTCCGGTGGCGGGGTCAGCGCCTTCAGCGCCCGGCGCACCGTCCTCTGCAAGACCGGCGTCCCCGTCAGGGTCAGGATCGTCGTCGTTTCGCTCAAGGCGCACATCCGTCCCCGCCAATTCCTCCAGCGCCTCGCGAACGGCGCCGCGCATGAGATCGCGCACCGCCGCCGGGGTGGCCGCGCCCTGCACCTGCGGCGCCAGCCGGTCGGGCAGCGCCAGGAGTCGCGTGCGCAACAGCGCCAGCACCGCGATCCAGGCGGCCTCCACGTCGCCTGCCGCGATCACGGCACCGCGCTTCTCCTCGGCCTCCATCTCGGCCAGATCGGCGCGCGCCCGGATGAAGCGCGCCCGCTCGGCGGCATAGTCCGGCGCGCCGGCCTGCGCCTTGGCGGCCTGCTCGCGCAGGTAACGCACATAGCCCCGGACCGAGCCGATCAGGTCGTATTGCCCGCGCGTCGCCTTCGGAATCACGCCCTCGCGGCTCAGCTGCTGCACCCGCCGTTCCGAGAGGTCCAGAAGCTTCGCGATCACCCCGATAGGCTGGCTGGGCGATGACACGCGATTGCTCCCCGGCGCTGAACAAAGCCATGATATTGCTGCGATTATACTGGATAGCCCGGCCCTTCAGAGCGAAGCTGATTGCACGAAACGATGCAGCCAGCGGAGACAACGATGACCTTCACCGAAGCCCTCGCAAATCCGGAAACCCGCCGCATGATCGACGCGATCGAGGACATCCGCGCCTCGCTCGACGGCCGGGAAGACGACACCATCCTCCTCGAGGCGCTCGAAAACGCCTACGCCGACTTCGAGCGCAAGACCGGCCTCGACCTTCGCGATTGCCGCTGAAAGGAGACCACGATGCCCCGCCTCAACCCGCAAACCACACCCCGCCATCAGCTTCGCGCCGAGAAGGCCCGCCGCAACCACGAAGCTGCACTCGCCGCCTTCATCGGCAAGAAGGCCGAGATCGACGAGATGCTCGCCCGGCTGCAGGCGCTCAGCGACGATCACTTCGGGTTCGATCCCGAAGCGGTCAATTGGGGCAGCGTCGGATCGATCGACCACGTTGCCAGCGACCTCAGGGAGATCACCGACTTCCTGTTCGGCGAAGGCGAATACGCCGAGTGATCTTCGGCCCTGCCCGAGCTCCGGCCCGCCCGCTGGCGGGCTTGGGGTCGTGGAAGGGCCGCGACGGTCGCGGCCCCGAAACCGGAGACTCCAAATGACCACGCTATCCGACACCCAACTCGTGATCCTTTCCGCCGCCGCTCAGCGCGACGACCGCAACGTCCTGCCGCTGCCCGGCTCCCTGCGGGGTGGCGCCGCCAACAAGGTGGTCGGCGCGCTCCTGAAACGCCGGCTCATCGCCGAGACGGTGACGGACCAACTCGCGAAGGCCGACGCTGCTCTCAACCGCATCTGGCGCAATGACGAGGACGGCCGCGCCATCCTGCTGCACATCACCGATGCGGGCCTCGCCGCCATCGGCGTCGATCCGGAGCAACCGGTTCCCGGCACCGCGCCCACGACGCGTAGGCCGCGCACCGGCACGAAGCAGGCAAGGCTCATCGAGATGCTCCGCGCCGAGGGCGGGGCCTCCATCGACGAGATCGCGGCCGCGCTTCAATGGAGGCCACACACCGTGAGGGGTGCGCTTGCCGGCGCGCTGAAAAAGAGGCTCGGGCTGACGATCACCTCCGAGAAGATTGAGGCGCGCGGCCGGATCTACCGCATCGCTGACGATTGATACTCGACCTTTCCACGATCCCGATACCGCCGTCCCTCGCCGGGGCGGCGGTACTTATTGGACCCCGCGCACCCGCAGCGCCTCGAACAGCCGCCGCAGGGCGAAAGAACGGGCCAGGCTGACGATGGTGAATATCCCGCCCATCTTCAGGTTCTGCACCAGCGTCGTGTGCAGCCCGAACACCGGGAAGATCAGGATCTGCGTCACGACGGCGACGCCGTAGCCCACGGCCACGTTGGCGATGGCTTCGACCAGCGACATGAACCGGGATTGCTTTGTAACACTTCTACTCATCGGGCTTCACCCCTGCTATGGTGATGTTTCGATGGCCGGGAGAGGGTCGCCGCATTAGCTTTGAGGGATTGTCCTCGTGCATGAGATTGGCGCCCTCGACCGGCG